ATCCGGCGGTTTCTCTTCGTCAAAGGGGGGAAGGTTCTTTAATCTATCGACTATCTTGGGATCAGAAGGTTCGTCAGCCATGTTTGCTATATCTTACCACCTTTTTCAAAATAATCCAATAATACATTGATCTGTGCGCCTGACCAACCGGCACCACATTGGCATCTTAGGCCTCCCTTGACCGCTTTTACCTTGCCAAAGTGCGTACACTTGGCGCTAGGTAGTTCGGTTGCCTCCTGATGTGTTTTGAATGTCTTGTGTTCTTCGTCCATAATTTCCTTAAACTGAGAAAAGAAGTTCTTATCAAATGGCATAGTTCTTCTCCGGCTCACTCATTTGCTTGCGGATGTTCTCGATCATAGTCTTAGACGTTTCAAGTAAGTTGAAGATTTCCATATAAGCCTTAGCTCTTGCGTACTCTATGTGGTATTTCTTCTCAAAGTCGTCTTGGGCCGGGTCCGGCCACAGGTTGTTGAATGCGGCCTGGAGGAGGGGCTTGAGGAACTGCTGGTAGTCCGGGTTGCCCTGGAGCCTGTTGAACGCCTCCCATTTGCGGAGTTCCTGGCTGAGCAGGATTGATCGGTTGTCCGTTTTGATCGACTTGGCCATTTATCATCGGTTGAGGGGGAGGCAGTTTCTCAAAGAACCTTTCGGCATCCTTGAGTCCCAGGTCTTCAAAGGTTGATTCTAATAACTCTTTGACCTTGGGCATGAACCCCTCAGCTTGCAGTAATTGTAACACAATCGGGTTAGTGGTTAAAGTCTGGATGGCTGCCTGTCTGCCCTGCATCATCTCGGCACTTGCACCCAAAGCCATTGACTTCACATCGGCTATGTAATCATAGGTCCCGTTAAAGTCTTCCTCGGTAGCATAGATTTCAGCGATGTCTTCTGTTTCATTGACACTCATCTTGGGCTTGAGTTTGAGTTTGGTGATGTCTTTCTCTTCCGGATTGGTTACTACAGGATATTTTGGCACACTACCGGCGTCTATCATCTGCTGAATCTCGGCGTCTGATGTGTTGGGGTTCTGTTCAATGATGTCGCCTATCGCCTGGACAGCCTCAGGTAGCACCTGCATCTCGTCCATACCCGCTTTCTTGAAGTAGTCGAAGTTGTCCTTGCCTATGATTCTCAGTATGTGTTCACTCTTGCTGGGATCGGTGAATAAGAACTGTTTATTGTTACTAAGCCAGAGTAGCATGATGTCCTTGATGAACTCAGCCAAGTCTGTCTGGTTCTTCTCATCCCTGGCGTTCTGTTGTTTAACCGTCTCCCTGACTTCGGTTGCGGTCTTATCCGGGGCAAATTGATCCAACTGGCTCGTACCCTGACTCATCATGCCCATGGCGGTGTTGAATGCTGATACCAGAGCTGAGTAAGTCGTCTCAAAGTACCTTACTGACTCACCATTACTCTGCATCTCAGTTACAGCGTCGGGGCGGTTCATAAGCCATTGGGCCTCTGGATTATATACAACAGTTTCCAGTCTAACCGCCCCTTCAATGATCTTGAGCGGAGGGCGCATCTTTAAGATGACCTCATCCATGTAAGCACAAAGAGTAGCTTGTATGGCTCTCCACAGAGGTATTACTGATTCAACTTCGCTCTCTCCAAGCGGATCATCCTGAATCGGGTAGTATCTTAACTGGGCTACTGGTATCTTGCCGTGCTTGTAGGGATTGTCGATTGTCCTGATGATTGTGTCCTGCTCCGGGCAGAAGTCTATCCATTTGTCTTCTCTTAATTCGTGAACAACTAAGACAACCGGGAAGGCCATGTCTGTGCCTATCCTGTCTTCTAGGCCTTTGATTGTCTTCATCCGGCTGGTGTATTGGGTGTTGCGGGTTGAAGAAACCAATCCCGTCTCTGTCTTGCGGTCCATTACGGCTTTCTTGACCTTGCCTAGGTTCTTAAACAGTTGTTTTCCATCGGGACCCACCTGATTCTCTAAGTCTTCTACAAACTCCCATGACTCATACTGGAACCACTTGGCGTTCTTGATGTGAGAAGCTGAGAAGTCCATGCCGCAGTCTCTTATGTCTAGTGGCGTGAACTCGTTACCTTCAAACTTGATCTTGTCATCATCGTCATATTCTACTTTCCATTTAACTAATCCGAACTTAGATTGGTATAGGCGCGTGTCTATGTCACAGATGGATAATTTAACCAGCATTGAACCGCCCTCATTGGCATTATCCCAATCGAAGTCGAGCTTGGCATTGTTTATCCTGGCTGTAATAATATCGCCAGACTCACGGGGAACTAATCTACCCCGGAGTTTCCCATTGACCAAGCGGGCATTCTTTTCAATGAGAGCGGTGCGAATCCTGGGATCGGTAGTCCTTGAAGTGAAGGGCCAATCGTCGGGCAGTTGTCCATAATAAGCATCAGTGATGTCATCCCAGCCGTACTTTCGGGTCATCCTCTTGTCCCTGTCATCTGTCCATGCTTGGAAGTGGGACATGACCTCTTTAAGCAGTTCTTCTTCGTTTGCCATATTCTGATTAAACAATACTCAGGTAGACCTTTTCAATTATTCGAGTAACTTGATTAACTCCTGCCATTTGGACAGGTGCTTTAACAATGACTTTGCCTTACAAATAGTACAAATGCGGATGTACTCTCTCCCGGTGTCATCTGTTGGTAGCATATAACTCGGTAAGCATTTGATTTGTTTCTCTCCGCAGGTCTGGCAGTACCACACATCTAGGTCTTCTTTAACTAAACCCTCTCTTGCGCCTCCCCACTTCGTCCAGCCGTACATTTTGTGAGTAATTGATACAGTTATATACTGTTCCATCATGCTATTGTCCAATTCCTCTTCTGAGGTACGTATAAAGGCTGCTGCTTTCTGTATTCCATAGCAAAGTACCTAATTGCGTCCATCGCGTCGTCCATAACCTTATAGGGGACTTCCTTCATTATTCCGTCTTCTTTAGATTCCATCCACCTATACTGCTCAAACTCATCCGCTATCCAAGTTAGGTTCTTGTTAAACATCAATGTGGGCTTACCTGTGTCGTTTCTAACTCTTAATAACTCAGCAACTTTGACTATTCCATGCTTTACACTGTCGGGTCCCTTCTCTATTGGTAGAAAACTCACTCCCATCTCGCCTAATTGGGCAATACTCATCGGCTGCGAACTGTCTGCTACCGGTGCTGTGATGATTTTGCCGTTATCCTTGGTCTTTACAATATCTGCTATCTGGCTTTCTACTAATCCTGACTGATATAAGCCATCATAGGCGTATATTGCGTCTCCGGCACTGTTAATGGCGAAGTAAATGAGTGCTGTTTTGTGTCCGTACCCGAAGTCCATCGCTCTTGTATAGGTGTAGTTGTAGTCTAATACTGGTATATCGACCATGTGTATCTCTCTTTTGAAGTCCTTGTAGATTATTCCTACCATCTTCTTGAACTCGCCCATGATTTCCTGTGCGAATGAGTCCGGGTCCATGTCTTTCTTCATCGTTTCTACCTCTCCTGCGTCAAGATAAGGATTGTCATAGGTTGTGAAGTGATAGTATTTCCAATCCGGATCGACTATATCGCTCATATCCTTGAAGTGATTGAATCCGTTTGGGGTTGAGATGAACCAAACCTTTGCCTTGCTGTCTACCAGGGTAGGCCGTATAACCTTCCACACGTCCTCCCAATGCTCTATAAAGGCCGTTTCATCAAATACACAGAAATCTATCCTTACACCACGTAATGAGTCTGGTTCCTGCGCTCCTTTCAATAGAATCTCGCTGCCGTTTGTTAATACGAATTTAAGTTCTGTTTCGTTTTTGTTCTCTATGATCTCCTGGGGAATCAGGTCTCTCAACATCGCCCACATGATCTGTTTGCTTTGTTTGTAGTTGGGGGAGATGTACCAGGTGATGCTCTTTGTGTTCTCTGTTGCGAATCGAAGTATCTCAATACTTACAAGAAATGACTTTCCCGCTCTTCTGCCGCAGTTGATTACCTTATATCTGTGCTTATCAAGGGAAACTGTGGCCTGCCAGGGTGATAGCTTAATCCTTTTGGTTGCCATAATCGACTTCTACAAGTCCTTTTAGCTGTTTGTCTTC